AAAAGGAGTCATGATCTCCTTTCACCACAGATGGGTTAAAAACCCACTGGTCAAAATACCCTTCTAATTCAATCTGTTCAGGTGGAGTAATGCCGAAAGCATTATAGAAAGAGAGTCTTGCTTCAGGTGTTACAGGCCCGAAATCTCTATCCATGCCTTCTGACAATTTCCGTACAAACCATGACTGATACTCCATCGAAATTTGACCAGGTTTCCCATACTTCATGTACGCACGATAGAAGTTTTGTGAAACAGGGAGTCCGCCAGTAAGACGTAATCCACCCTGTCCTACAGCCGCAAGCCAATTTAATACTTGTTTCTTGCTTTGATATGGCTGTAACAACACAGTATCTTTTTCAATGGCAGTGAGAGGGTTCCTCATCATCAGCCACCTTTGACCATCAAAAACTGGATGTGTTTGGCAGAACTCAATCTGCTCAAAAATATAAACGGGTTTTTCAACCTTCATAGTAAACCCGACATTTGTAAACCATTCATCCAATCCTTGTGAGAACTGTGCCAAATCTTGACTATCGAGGATCACCACACAATCATCACCATTGTTCGCAAGATGAACAGTGACGTTGCGTTGCCTAGCATATTCATGAATCATGCTGCACATTAATAAACAATTCCCAAGGGAGGTATTCATATCGCCAGACATTCGTGTACCTTGGGTGGTGTAACGGAGCATGCCATCTGGTGCATACCCAACACATTGGTTATAGAGCTGCTTCTCCAATAACGACCTTAATTCATTCTGGTGTTTCTTTATAGGAAAGCACTCAAGATAAACGCTGTGTTCCCAACGCAAAGCATCAAGAGACACATGCTGGTCAAATCGGGACGCATCTAGACCAATGGCCACCGGATGTGAGAACTTGTCCCACTTGTTTCGAAGGATTCGTGCTGATTCGTAGGCATTATAACCTTTAATAACGGTAGGTGATCCGTAAAGCTTACCAATAGATTTGAACATCAAATGTTCCAACTTTTTCAAATATCGTCCCAACATAATATTATACCTAGGTGATCTAGGTGATATAACACGAGGGACAGGGTCAGCTTTACTCGTACAATCAGTTTTCTCATACTTAATAAACACCTCGACATCCGAATCTTTCCCACAAAGAGGCTCACGCACAAGACTCTCTGCGGCACGTTCGTAAACCTTCTTCTTACGACCCTTACATGAAGCCAGAAATTCTGGAACACTCCATGGGGTGGTCTTCGGAAGGAATTTACGAATAGCAGAACGGACACCAGATAATGTCTGTTCAAAATTTTCGGGTCGGGGTGGTCGCCGAAACTCGCCATCACGCTTAACGTAGAAAACGCGTTCAGCAACCGCACGTTTTAAATTTGAGAAAGTGTGACTAAATGGTATTATGTTCACACAACGGGACAACCCAGAAATGCGAACAAATACCCGATCTTTAACCATACCCAATGATTTGAGCCCTACAGACACCAAGCCAGACTCACTAATAGGGGCTCGCGTTTCAGCTCCGGTCTGGCCCTGTAAAATCACTGGGCACCCCTATAAGGAAGTGCTCCCTTGCGGGAGCATTTCCTTATAAACCTTTGTCTCGGCATATTCCTCACACATTTGATAAGATTCAGTGGGGATATATGACAAGAACAAAGCTTCATCAATAGCATCAATTTGATGCTGTATGCGCAATGAAGAATATTGGTCCTGCACAAGATTGCGCAGCCACTTTCTCGTTACAAGCATATCAGCATCAGTCCTCTTCCTGTGACCAAACTGTAAATAAGCCCGTTTTCCAAGGAACCGAGCAAATTTATGGGTCTTTCGGTTGTGTTTAGCAACTAGTTGATCAACCTCATTAGCATCAACCCTTGACGATTGGTATTTGCCAATCCAAGAGTCGGCCAAATCTTCCATAGAGTCACGAGCATCAATCAACCAGTCAATGACTGATTGAAGAAGATCAACGAAGGAGCTAAACCACCTGGCGAACGTGTTGAACACAAACCGGAGCATGGAAAAGTGCAAAATGATGGGCCAAAAGATCAACCATAATGCGGTCTTAAACGCACCCATGGCTTACTGTTCTCAGTAGGCGAGATAAC